ATTATCTCCTTTAGATAATGCTCCGATGTTGATGTCTTTTTCTACGACTAAGATGCCACCTGTTGCCACAACAAATCAAAGAGCTGTATTCAGAGATACATCGAACAATGTTCCTCTTAATTCAAAAGATGGAAAATGGAAGATTGTAACAGATCTCAGAGGACAGTCTTATTGGCTTCCTGACAGAACAGGCCATATCATCCAAAACATAGAAGAAGAGTTTCCTAAAGGATATTCTCTCACAGAACCAAATCAAAGTCTCGATGATCTGAAGAAACTTAAATGGTCTGAGATAAAGCTAGAACGAGATAACTTCGAATTTGGATCTTTCATATGGAATTCGCATGAATTTGATTCAAATCAACTAGCTAAGCAACGTATCATCTTAGCAGTTCTTGGTGCTCAGATAGCGATCCAAAATGGAGCGACTTGGAGCGTCGATTGGACATTAAAAGATAATACTCAGATCACGTTATCTGCTAGTGATATTATTCAAGTCGGTCTTGCTATGGGAGCACATACAGAAGAAGCTTTTACTCATGCAAGTGCGCTTAAAACATTGATCGAATCATCTAAAACAAAACAAGAATTGGATAACATCGTATGGTAAACATCAGACGTATTTTATTTGGATTGGTCATCGCGGCAGCTTGTTTGATCGGAGATATCATATCTTTCTTATGGATGATATGCGCTTTGATTATTAATTCTCCAAGATACTGGAACATAGCTCTAGGGAAAGATCAAACATTCAATGCTGCAATTGGCGGGAAACACACAGAAACTCTATCGCATAGATCAGCAAGGGCACAAATCAGAGGAGATAAATGGGGATGTGTTCTATGTAAACTTCTTGATTATATAGAGAAAGATCACTGTAAGAAATCTCTGGATGCAAACGAATAAAAGAAAGAAGCCATGACAGCAATCGTAACTACAAATCTAAGATTAAAGAATTCATCATACATCAAAGGTATCCTATCAGATCCAGCGAATTCTTTATATCTCTTCATTTCAAAGCCAACCCATTGGGCTGATGATAATTATCCAGACACTCCCACTGACTCCGTTCTGTTTGAGCAGAAAGTCAGAGATGAAATGATAACACTCAGGAAGATATCTCCAACTGAAGTGACTCAATCAATTTTCAGAATCGATTGGACGTCGGGTAAGTTCTATGATATGTATCGAGATGACTACGACGGAGTTAAGCTGAATGGTGTTGATTTGGATACAGGAGTTGCAGTTACAAAGAACGGATTAATAAATGCTAACTATTATGTAATGACAGACGAATACAACGTCTATAAGTGTATTTCGAACAATAATAGAGCAGCTTCTACATTCAAACCAACCGGAACTTCTACGTCGATATTTTCCACATCCGATGGATATGTATGGAAGTTCATGTATTCCATCAACTCGGCTGATGCTCTGAGGTTCGTTTCTACAAATTTTATTCCAGTGCAATCTGTTTCAACGAACCCAGGAGCATCATCATCATACTACAATCAGTATCTTGTTCAATCTTCTGCGATATCAGGAAGACTTGATGTAATCGAAATCAAATCTGCTGGGAATGGATACAATCCAAATACGTCTCTGCCCGTTGCTATCATCGGGGACGGAACAGGAGCAACAGCAACAGCAGTTACTGATAACAATGGACAAATTTCATCGGTCACGATTACAAACGGCGGCTCTGGATACACATATGCTATTGCAACTGTAACAGGAACAAGCGCAAATGCAGCTGCTCTAAATTGCATTATTCCTACTCTTGGTGGACATGGATCAAATCCAGTCAAAGAATTGAATGCTGTATATGTAACGATTTCAGGATCCATCGGAGAAGATCTATCTGATGACACAATTAAAGATAATCAATATAGAGTGATTGGTTTAATCTTGAATCCTCATGTATATGGGACTCAATCTATTTTGACATCGCAGACAGCCAATGCTTTGAAATCAATCGGAATTTCCGGATCGATTTCCGGAACATTCTCAGATGATGAAGATCTTCTTTCTATCGGAACACCAGCTGCTAGAGGTAAGTTCGTTACATGGGCGTCTGCTTCTAAGACTCTGAAGTATATCAGGAACAAATCAAACATTGGACCAGATTTCGCTGTTTCACAGTCTGTTACAGGAGCAACATCTTCTGCAACTGGAATTATAACATCTATCATAAATCCAGAAGTTGATGTTAACTCTGGAGATCTAATATACGTCGAAACAAGACGACCCGTTTATAGATCAATTTCTCAGAAAGAAGAAATGAGAATCACAATCGAGACTTAAAATGACAGACTTCAAATCAGGATACAATGGTAATGCGAACCTCAAGCAAGTCGGAGAGGTTATTGAATTCACGCCAGAGCAAGTAGCAGAATATGTCAAGTGTGAATCTGATGTAGAATATTTCTTGGAAAAGTATGCCAAGATTGTTTCTCTTGATGATGGTGTTGTGCCGTTCAAACCTTTTCCATATCAGAAAAGGATTCTGAAAGCTTTAGCTGTCAATAGAAAGATCCTGGTAAAGCTTTTTCGTCAAGGTGGGAAATCTTCAATCATAGCTGGATACTTTGCTTGGTATTGTTTATTCAAGGATAACAAGAATGCATGTATCCTGGCAAATAAGATGTTCACAGCCAAAGAAATCTTTTCCAGAGTGCAATTCATTATCGAACAATGTCCCAAGTGGCTTCAGCAAGGAGTCAAAGAATGGAATAAAACATCGTTTGTTCTAGAAAACGGAACTCGGTGTTTCTGTGCTGCAACTTCTCCATCTGCTATTTCTGGACAATCTGTATCACTTTTGCTTTGTGATGAGTTTGCGCTTCTCAAGGGAAATTTAGCAGAAGAATTCGTTGCATCTGTTTTCCCAACAATTTCTTCATCAGAGCAATCGCAGTTGATTATTGTTTCTACCCCGAAAGGAATGAACCACTATTACAAGATGTGGAAAGAAGCAGAACTTGGTTTGAACGGATTTGTTCCTATCGAAGGCAAATGGCAAGAGCATCCAAAGCGTAACCAAGCATGGGCGGACGAGCAGTTGGCTATTCTAGGACAAGTGAAATACTCTCAAGAAATCTTGACGAGCTTCATCGGTTCTTCGAACACCCTGATCGTCGGTGAGAAGATAGCCTCGTTACCGTTAAAACCCCCTACAGCAAGTTCTTTGGACGGCTTTAAGGCTTACTACCCTCCTGTCAAGAAAACGCCTTATTGCATGACTGTAGACGTTGCAGAAGGTGGTGGTGATGACTACTCTACATTCACAATCTTCGATATCTCAACTCTTCCATATAAGATTGTAGCAACGTACAGAAACAATAGAGTTCACACGTTGACATATCCAGAAGTGATAAAACACTATGCAGATATGTACAACGAAGCCTTTGTTCTTGTTGAGACTAATTCTTTAGGACAACAAGTCGCAGATGCTCTCTATTATGACTTAGAATATGAGAACATGTACATGTCTATCAAAGATGATGTTGTTGAAGGCTTTGGTGCTAGAATTATGCCAGGAGTCAAGACAACGAAAAAGACAAAATCAATTGGATGTAATACGATTAAGCTCATCATTGAAAGTGATCAGCTAGAAGTGAATGATTCTATGATCATTGATGAAATGTCAACTTTCACTCGTAAAGGATCGACATTCAAAGCAGACGATGGCAAAACAGATGATATGATGATGACATTAGTAATGTTCGGATTCTTGACGACAACCACTGCTTTCAAGAATTTGTTTGATTTTTCTTTGCGTCAGAAATTCATCAAGCAACAATTATCAGATGTTGAATCATCAGAACTTCCGATGGGATTTTTTGATGATGGCAGAGATGATACCGAAGAACGAAATATCTTGATTAGGTGGTGATATGAAAGAACAACATAAGCAATTCTTAGCAAGATATGGTTCTAAAGAACACATTGATGAGTTGGTGCATGATAAAGATCCGGATGTTCGGTTCAAGCTAACTAGCAATCCATCTCTTCATAAAGAACACATTGATGAGTTGGTGCATGATAAAGATCCGGATGTTCGGTTCAAGCTAACTAGCAATCCATCTCTTCATAAAGAACACATTGATAAGTTAGTGAAAGATAAAAATTTAGATGTTCGTTATAATCTAGCTGGAAATCCTTCTCTTCATAAAGAACACATGGATGAATTAGTGAAAGATAAAAATTTAGATGTTCGTTATAATCTAGCTGGAAATCCTTCTCTTCATAAAGAACATATGGATACGCTAGTGGACGATGAAGATAGAAATGTTCGTAAGAATCTAGCTGGAAATCCTTCTCTTCATAAAGAACACATGGATACGCTAGTGGACGATGAAGATAAATGGGTTCGTTGGAATCTAGCTATGAATACATCCCTGCACAAAGAACATATAGATAAGCTAGCGAATGATAAAGATGAATTGGTTCTTAACAAAATCAAAAATCATCCAAATTATAAATCTCCCTAAATAGTAAATAATTTTTGAACTATCTTCAACAAAAGGAACGACATGGCATATTTTTCAATCTCACCAGCCGTCGAATTTACCGAAACCGATCTGACGACAGGGATCACTCCTGTTGCATCATCAATTGGGGCTTTAGCCGGTGAATTTGAATGGGGTGCTGTTAACGACGTCACTCAGGTAACAAACGAGGCAGATCTGGTCTATTATTTTGGTAAGCCAAATAATAGCACTTACAATCACTGGTTTACAGCTTACAATTTCTTGCAGTATTCTTCTGATCTAAGACTTGTCAGAACAGCAACTGCTGGACAGAAGAACGCTGTAACATCTGGTACTGCTATTTCTGTAAAGAACATCCAAGACTGGGAAGCCAATTACGCGAATGGATCTGCCGTAGTAGGCATGTTCGCTGCTAAGTATCCAGGCATTCTAGGAAACAACATCAAGATATCTGTTGCTGACGCTGCTACGTTCAAAAGAACGCTATCAGGTACAGTATCATTGTCTGATTCAAGTAATACAATTACAGGAACTGGAACATCATTCTTATCTCAAGTTCAACTTGGTGACATTTTAACATTCAATGTTGCTGGATCGCCTGTAAGCGTAAGTGGATCTGCATTGACTTTATCTGTTACAGGAATCGTAAGCGATACAGAAATTACAGTATCTGATATTCCTGGAATTGCTGCTCCTAATGTAACTGCTGTAGCTACATGGGAATACGCATCGCAGTTCGCTGCTGCTCCTATTGACTCCGATCAAGCAGTTGCATCGGAATCGACTGGAGATGGTATGCATATCATCGTGTTAGATGCTACTGGTAAGATTACCGGAGTAAAAGGTCAGATTCTAGAAAAACTCGAAAATATTTCAAAAGCATCAAATGCTAAGAAATATGATGGGACCGTTTCTTACTACAAAAATGCTCTTCGTGAATCAACATGGGTTTGGTGGATGGATCATCCAATTCCATCCAATGTTACTTCTGTTGGATTGGATTTTGGCGATTCTACTGCTCCTGGTTCTTATAAGAATCTTGTGAAACCTCTGACAGTAACTCTTTCAGGCGGAGCAGATGGATATGGTGCTACTGATGGCGAACAAGAATCTGCAATTTCAATCTTTGCAGATGCACAGAAATACGATATTACTCTTTTGATGACAGGTAAGGTTTCTCCTACTGTTGCAAACTTTGCAATACAAAACGTTGCTGAAGTTCGTAGAGATTGCGTAGCTTTTGTATCGCCTGTGAATGTTTCAGATAATTCTGTGATTATTGGTGATACGTCGGATAACATCAACAAGATCGTTGCATTCCGAAATGCTCTTTCTGGTTCTTCTTACGCATTCCTCGATTCTGGTTTCAAATATCAATACGACAAATATAACGACGTATATCGTTACATTGCATTGAATGGTGATTGCGCCGGTGTTACTGCTCGTTCTATCTACACAAGAAATGAATGGGCTTCGCCTGCTGGTTTCAATCGCGGATCTGTTAAGAACGTAACTCGTTTGGCTATCAATCCTAACAAATCACAAAGAGATACATTGTTCCAAAACTCGATCAACTTTGTTGTATCGTTCCCTAACTCTGGACCAATTCTATTCTCTGATAAAACGTTGCTTGATCGCCCATCAGACTTTGATGCTATTGGTATTCGTTTGTTGTTCATTCTACTTGAAAAATCTATTTCGTCAAGCGCTAGATTCTTCTTGTTCGAACAAAATACAGAATTGACTCGTAAACTTTTCGTTTCGATGATTACACCATTCCTCAGAGACATTCAAGGACGTGGTGGTATTTCCGACTTCTATGTGGATGTTGGCTCGAATGTAAATACTTCAACTGTTATTCAATCAAAGACTTTTGCTGCGAACATTTATATCAAGTCTACGAAGTCTATCAGATTCATCAAACTCAACTTCATTGCTACGCCAGAAGGTGTTGCATTCTCTGAAATCACTGGTCAATAAGAGGTAAATCTAAATGGCAAATATTAGTGGCTTTCGCGCCTCGCTTAAAACAGGTCTTGTCAGACCTAATACTTTCCGTGTTGACCTGACATTTCCTGGGTTTGTTCCTACCGGAATCCAGGCTTCTCAGCTTGGTCAATTCCATTGCAAGTCTGCATCGCTTCCAGAAAGCACAATTCAACCTGTACCTGTCTTTTTCCAGGGCAGATCAATAAATGTTGCTGGTGAACGTGAATTCCAACCATGGACGATTGCTGTCTATAACGAAGACTTCACCGTTCGTGATTCGTTTGAACGTTGGATGCATGGTATCAATGATCTGGGCAACAATACTGGTATCGTTGCTCCTGCTCAATATCAAACCGATCTATTTGTGAATCAGCTTGATCGTGCTGGAGATGTTTTGAAGACGTATCGTTTGATTGATGCATTTCCTGTTCAAGTTAGTCCGATTCAATTGGACTTTGAAGCTAACAATCAAGTAGAAATATTTGAAGTAACATTTGCATACGACTATTATGAATCATCCGGCATCAATAGCACACTTAGCTTCTAAATGACCTGGATTTTATCAGATGGATCTATTATGAATGAATTACCTTCTGGGAAACCGGAAGGTTTTGTCTATCGTATTACAAATCTTGCTAATGGGAAGATGTATATCGGCAAAAAGAGCTTTTGGTCTTCAAAGACGATTGTTGTGAATGGGAAGAAAAAGAAGACTAAAGTCGAGTCTTCTTGGAAAAGCTATTACGGATCGAACGAAGCTCTCCAGACCGATGTGAAAGAATTTGGTAAGGAGAACTTCAAAAGAGAGGTGTTAAGTATTCACAAGAGTAAGTCATTAGTTTCTTACTACGAAGCCAAGTGGCAGTTTCAAGAGGATGCTCTTTTGAAACCAGACCAATACTACAACTCTTGGATCATGGTTCGTGTTAGAACCGCACACATAGCTGGAAAAGAATGAAATCATTTGATATAGTTCCTCTTTACAAACGAGATAAAGACAAGATTAATTCTTACATGGAAATGTTTGAATCGATGGGATTCTTCTATACAGATGTATTCAATGAAGATGAATACAAAGATTATCCTTATGAAATCGAAGGTCTTTTTATGAAGGAGCATAATTAATGGCTTGGTGGAATAATCCGTTTGGC